GCAGTTTAAGGAGTATAAAACATGGCAACAATAGACCAATTTAAAGCACAACTAATCGGTGGTGGCCCAAGAGCAAACCGTTTTAGAGTATTCTTACCAAGAGCTGGAAACAATATCGAGTTCATGTGTAAGGGTGCAAACATTCCAGCTGCAACCTTGAGTGAAACACCAGTTCCTTTTAGAGGAATGGTTCTAAAACTGGCAGGTGAAAGAAGTTTCGCAGACTGGTCAGTTACTATCATCAATGATATGGAATTCTCTGCAAGAACTGCTCTTGAAGCATGGCAGATGGAAATCCAAGCAATGGATAGTGGTGAAGGCTCTACAACTTTAGATTACTTATTATCTAGAGGATTTGTAGAACAGTTAAACAAAGATGACTCAGTTCTAGCGAGATACGAGTTCTTCAACATGTTCCCTAAAAACATCGGTGAAATAGCATTAAGTTATGAAACAGTCGATGCATTAGAAGAATTTACAGTTGAAATAGCTTTCTCTCATTGGGAAAGAGTCCTTTAATTAAAGTGAAAAAAACCACTTTTGGAGTGGTATAAATATAGTTATGGAAATATTAGGATTTGAAATATCCCGTAAAAAGGATGAATTACGAACGAAGGAGATGCCCTCATCTCCATCATTTGTACCCCCAGTTGATGATGACGGTACGCCAGTCATACAACAACAGAGCGGTTTTATATCGGGTGGAGCATACGGTGCTTACATCGATATGGAAGGTGGTATCAAAAATGAGGCAGAACTCATTAGACGATACCGTGAAATATCTTTGGTGCCAGAGTGTGACTCTGCTATCGAAGACATTATTAATGAGTGTATCACATCGGATAGTTCCGATAGGATAGTGTCACTCGACCTCAGAGATGTTAAACTCTCTGACAGTATCAAAAACAAGGTACAAGACGAGTTCAGTAGCATCCTATCAATGATGAAGTTCAATCAGAACTCTCATGAATTATTCAGAAAATGGTACGTGGATGGAAGGATATACTTCCATAAAGTCGTGGACGGCAAAAAACCAAAAGCTGGTATCATGGACTTGAGAAATATTGACCCTATTAAGATTAAGAAGGTTAGAAACATTGAGAAGGAAAGAGACCCAAAGACTAAGATAGAAAGGGTTTCTAAGATAGAAGAGTTCTTCGTATTCAATGATAAAGGTTTTGATAAGACTAGTGCAGCGGAAGGAAACACTGTACGAATCGCACCCGAGGCAGTATGTTATACAACTTCGGGATTACTTGACTACACTAAGAACGTAGTTATCGGGTATCTGCACAAGGCATTGAAGACTGCAAATCAGTTATCAATGATGGAAGATGCACTTGTTATCTATAGGATTTCAAGAGCCCCCGAAAGAAGGATATTCTACATCGACGTAGGTAACCTTCCAAAAGCAAAGGCAGAACAGTATCTTGCTGATGTAATGAACCGATACAAGAACAAGTTGGTTTACAATGCAGATACAGGTGAAATCAAAGATGATAGAAAACATATGAGTATGTTGGAAGATTTTTGGTTACCAAGAAGAGAAGGTGGTAGAGGAACAGAGATTACTACATTGCCAGGCGGACAAAACCTAGCAGACATAGATGATATAGAATACTTCAAGAAGAAGTTATATCAATCTCTAAACGTACCTTCATCTAGAATGGAAGCAGATAACGGATTCAACATGGGTCGTTCATCTGAAATTTCTAGAGACGAACTTAAATTTAATAAGTTCACAAACAGACTTCAGAAGAAGTTTGGAAGAGTTTTTACAGATATTCTTAAGACACAATTAGTACTTAAGGAAATCGTAAGTGGTGAGGAGTTTGACAAAGTCAAAGACTTCTTACAGTATGATTTTACAACCGACAACCATTTTACAGAGTTGAAGGATGCAGAGATTTTAAGAGAGAGATTAGATACTCTCGGTCAGGCTTCAGAGTATGTTGGTAAGTACTATTCAGATGAGTACATTAGAAAGTATATACTAAGACAATCAGAAGAAGACATAAAAATAATTGATGCTCAAATCGCTAAAGAAGGAAATAGTGATAAGGGCGATGAAGAAGACGAAGATGACTTCGGGAGTTTTTAAAATATGAGTAGTGAAATAGCAAAAAGTATAGTTGACCAAATAGAACAAGGTCAATTCGAAGCTGCAAGAGGGTCTATCGGTGATGGACTTAAACAGAGTGCAGCGGATGCTGTCGACATGAAACGAGTTAATGCTCAAGTCGACTGGATGGATAATCCCACTAAAGAACCTACTGGAGAGTAGTTAGTGAAATCCTTTAACGTATTATCTAATGAGTTGAACGAGGCAAAATTAAAGTTGCCAACAGGTTCAAAAGAACTCAAAAGTGATTCGGTAAGGATTGGTTCGAAAAAAGTGATGGTGTCGTATGCACAGAACAGAAAGAATAGAGTTGATGTGTATATGGATGGTAATTTATTCAGTGGTGATAATTCTTATAAGGATTTGAAAGCTGCAGAGAAAGAGATGAAAGACATTAAAAAGATAATGTCTACCATGTCTGAAGAAGGAATAACAGTAGAGGAAATTATAAATGAAATTAATATCTGAATATAACGACTATCAAATGTCACCAGTCATTGTTGAAGCAAACAGTGAAGGCAAGAAGGAATACTTCATAGAAGGTGTCTTCATGCAGTCAGAAATAAAAAATAGAAACGGTAGAGTCTATCCTAAAGCAATTATGGAAAAAGAAGTTAACCGTTATAGAAAAGAATTCATTGAGAAGGATAGAGCATTCGGAGAACTCGGTCATCCCGAGGGCCCGACTATCAATCTTGATAAAGTGTCACATATGATTACATCTTTAGAAGAAGATGGTAACAATTATATAGGACGTGCAAAGATTTTGAGCACACCAAACGGTCAGATTGTAAGAAATCTTATCGACGATGGTGCCAAATTAGGAGTTTCATCTAGAGGATTAGGTTCTTTGGAAGAAAAAGGTGGTGCTCAATACGTAAAAGGTGACTTCCAATTGGCAACAGCAGCCGATATAGTGGCAGACCCATCTGCTCCCGAGGCCTTCGTTGAAGGTATTTACGAGGGTGTAGAGTGGATTATGTCTAACGGTATATTAAAAGCAGTTGACGCAGACAGCATGAGGACTCAATTAAGGGGTGCTAAGCTGAATAAATTAGAAGAAACTAAGTTAAATCTATGGAAAAGGTTTGTTGAAAGCCTTTAACATATAAATAAAAAAGTAAACTCAAACAGGAGAAAAACATGGCAGAGTTAGAAAATAACCTAGAAAGTACAGAAGTAGAAGTTTCTGAAGTGAAACAACCTACAGACGGTGCTCAAAAAGGTGACGCGAAACCTGTAAAGCAAGGTTCATCTGACGCCGAGACCGTAGGTCAAGGTAAAGCAGAAGTCGTTAAACCCGAAGAAAATCCTGTTGACAAAGCAGTTGCATCTATCAAGAAAGCAGAAGGACAGAAACCAGTAAGTGGTGATGCCCAACAAAAGAATGCTGGTAAGGCAGACAAGCAACCTAAACTTGCAAAAGTTTCAGAAGAAGAAGAAGAATCTAAAGACGTAGTTAAATCTACTAAAATGGAATCTATCAAAGCTATCGTCAACAATATGAAGGAAATGACTAAGGAAGAACTTCAAAGTAGATTTAGTTCTATATCAGAAGAAGAAGTTGACGAGACCCTTACTAAAGCAGAAGTAGCTAGAAAAATAGTAGAATCACTAAAAGGAATGGACGAAGATGCAGTCGCAGACTTCGCTGAAAAGTTCAATTTCGAAAAGGGTGATGACGAAGACGAAGATAAAAAGAAAGAGAAGGAAGTTGACGAAGAAACTTCTGCAGAGCTCGAAGCAAATCTAATCGAGATTGAAGTAGAAGACGACCTATCTAAAATCTCAGAAGCATTAGATTTATCAGACGAGAATTCTGACAAAGCTAGAACTATCTTCAAAGCTGCAGTGACTTCAAAAGTTGCAGAAATTAAAGAGTCCCTAGAGACTCAGTACACAGAAGAATTAAAATCCTCAGTGGAAAAAATCAAAACCGACCTAGCGGAAGGTGTTGATAAATATCTTTCATATGTTGCAGAAGAGTGGACGAAAGAAAACGAACTTGCAATAGAAAGAGGATTGAGAGCAGAGATGACAGAAAACTTCATCGATGGTTTGAAAACATTGTTCACAGAACATTATGTTGACGTGCCAGAAGATAAGTACAACGTTATCGATGAACTCGCAAATCGTCTCGACGAGATGGAACAGAAACTTGATGGTGAAGTTAGTAGAAATATTGACATCACAGAAGAGTTAGATGCCCTCAAGAGAAGTAACGTGGTAACGGCAGCTGGTGACAGTTTGTCCGAATCACAAAAAGAGAAGCTAGAATCATTGTCAAATGGTGTAGACTTTAAAGATGAGGCAGACTTCGCTGAGAAGATTGCTGAAATTGCAGAAGCTTACTTCCCAAATGACATTGACAAACTAGTTGAGGATACTATTGTAGAAGAAGGAACAGGTGTTATCTCAGAGCAATCTGCACCAACACTTGCACCCGATATGCAACAGTACACTCAAGCAATAACAAAACTAAAACCATTAGGTTAATTTAAAGGAAAAATTATGTTTTTATCAGAAAACTTACAAGAGAAGTGGCAGCCGATTCTAGAACACTCCGATTTACCAAAAATCGAAGACAACTACAAGCGTGCCGTTACTGCTGTTATTCTTGAAAACCAAGAGAAGGCCCTTTTCGAAGAAGGTCAAACTCTTGACGAAGCAGCACCTTTAAATGCTACTGGAAGTTCTGCAGTATCTAACTGGAATCCAATCTTGATTTCATTAGTACGTAGAGCCATGCCAAATCTCGTTGCATACGACATTTGTGGTGTTCAACCAATGACTGGCCCAACAGGGCTTATCTTTGCTATGAAAGCAAGATACAATGACTATCCATCAGCAGGAAGAGAAGGTAAAACTGAAGCGTTATTTAACGAAGCAGATACTAAGTATTCCAATGACAACCAAGTTGTCGCTGACGGCCCTTTAGCAGCACGTAATAATGACCCATTCAATGGTTCATATGCGACTGATACAGGTGCGGGTATGTCAACAGCAAGTGCAGAAGCACTTGGAGACGTTGAAGCATCAAACGGTTTCGCTCAAATGGCATTCAGCATTGAGAAAGCAACCGTAACTGCAAAATCCAGAGCATTAAAAGCAGAGTACACACTCGAATTAGCACAAGACCTCAAAGCAATCCACGGTCTTGATGCAGAATCAGAACTTGCAAATATTCTTTCATCAGAAATTCTTGCAGAAATCAACCGTGAAGTTATCAGAAATGTTAACGTTCAAGCTAAAGTAGGTGCAGCTGCAACTGCTACTGCTGGAACGTTCAACTTAGACGTTGACGCAAACGGAAGATGGTCTGTTGAGAAATTTAAAGGATTATTGTTCCAAATCGAAAGAGAGTCAAACAAGATAGCTAAAGAAACAAGAAGAGGAAAAGGTAACTTTATCCTATGTTCTTCAGACGTAGCATCTGCTCTTTCAATGGCAGGAGTATTAGATTACGCACCTGCTTTATCTACAAACTTAAACGTTGACGACACTGGCAATACATTTGCTGGTATCCTAAACGGAAGAGTTAAAGTATACGTCGACCCATATGCTGGTGTTGATTACTTGACTGTAGGTTATAGAGGAACTAACCCTTATGATGCTGGTCTTTTCTACTGTCCTTACGTACCATTACAAATGGTTCGTGCTGTCGGTGAGAATACTTTCCAACCAAAAATCGGTTTCAAAACTAGATATGGTATGGTTTCAAATCCTTTCGTTGGTGCTACACCAGCAGACGGACTTGCAACTGCGGGAACTAACCAGTACTACAGAAAATTTGCAGTGTCAAACATTCTGTAAGGACTTCGGTTCTAATCACTTCGGTGATACTAAAAACCCCTCTTTCGAGGGGTTTTTTTTTGGTCTTGCAGAAACACGTTGCAGTATCAGAAATCACCCTCGGCAACTTGAACAGTAGTGATACCTCTTGCCTTCCACATTGCAACAACTTTATTCCTGTCATCGTATACAAGGTCAATCTTACCACCAAACTCTTCGAACTTATCTGCAAGTTCTGATTTGAATATCTCGTCGGGTCTGAAGTCACCTTCGGGTCTAAGGAACAATCCTTGATGACCCTTACCAATCCACTCATCAATCTGAGCTTCAGTAAGACTTCTTTGTGATTCGTTTCTTGCACTGAAGAATACAACATCGTGTCCCTCTTCAATGTGTCTCTTTGCAATATCACACACCCATTGTACAGGAGTATCAAAAACAGTTTGTTCTTTAAACGATTTCCAGTCAGTAGGTTGTTGTGTTACGTGATGTCTCCTATGCTCTACATCAGCAATAGTTCCATCAACGTCAAAAATTATAGTTTGTTTTTTCATTATATACATAGTATAACAAAAAGCTGGTGTCGTTGTCAAGGCATTTGAAAGCGATAAATACCTGTATGATAAAGATGATTAAATACTCAGACGGACTCGAAGGGTTCTACAGATTTACAGATGCACAGGGTGAAGACCATACAATGTTCCTTCCAACAGAAAAGAGAGCCCAAAAGGTTATCGATTGTAAGGGAGAAGACTGGTTTGATGGGAAGACTATCCTAGAACTAGGAACTGCACATGGATTGGTTAGTAAACACTTTGAGAAACTAGGTGCAACAGTTACTTATGCAGATGCAAGACAAGAACTATTAGATGTAATTGATACAGACTCAGAGAAGTTATGTATCAACCATAACGATGAGTGGAGTTATGACAGAAAGTGGGATTTAATTATTCACTTTGGTACACTCTATCATGTTGAAAGTCCTTACGATGATTTAAGAAGGGCATTCAATCATGCAGACGAAATGTTTTTAGAGACTGCAGTACACCCAAGTAAGACAGAGGTACATCTCTCACAAGTGTTCCATGCAGACAACAATACCCTTAGATGTGGGGATGTTATAAAACAAAAAAGAGTCTTCAATGGATATGAACACTGGGAAGCTGCATTCAATGACTACCATGTGGAAGAATACCTAGAACAATTAGGTAAGACTTATACAAGACACGATGACGAAGATATGAATACTGATTTTGGTGTTGTTATAGAACATGAGTGTTACAGAAGAGACGTTTATAACTGGACACAAGAAGAAGTTGTACCAAAAGACCCAAAGACTCCAGTTAAATATGCATCTATACCACCAAACTATGTACACTTTCGTAGGTTCTGGCATATCGAAACACCTAAATAAAGGTATACGGAGAAATTATGAAAGAATTTGAAAAACAAGTGAAGGTTCTAGAGGGCCCATGGGTAGATGTTACATTCCCAAATGGTGAAGAGACAACCAATGTCATCTCTAGAAAAACGATTACAACTTATATCCAAGATGG